CGTCCACTTCGTCGCATTCAATCGTCCACGTGGTTTCCTCCCCGAGGACAGACTCCATCGGGACATACTTCGTATCATAGTCATTGCCGTCGTCCAGCGTGGTGCCGTCCAAATATTCCCGGGTGTCGGTGAAGTCCCGTTCCCGATGCTCTGAAATCGAGGTGGGGACGAGGAACATGACGTCGTCCCGATGACGCATGTTCGGTGCACGCAGCACCAGCACCGGGGCATCCAAAACAAGTTTTTCCAACAACTCCGCCTGCACCAGATCACCAAGACGAGCCACAAGGGTTCGATGGCCACCACGGCGGCGCCTGGACACGGCTGCCGACGGAAGCCCGGTTGCCCAGCCGGGCACCGACAGGGAAACATCCGCCGGATATTCGACGCGTTCGTCCGTGCCCTGCATGAGCGTCACATAGAGGCCTTGCGTGGGCCTGTAGGGGTTGGTGATCCACGCATAGTCGTCGTCGATCATGGGGGGAAACGGCACCAAGGCGGCAGAAGCCGCCAGCTGGACGCCCCGAGTGTTGAACACCTGAGCCACATAGCGGTACTGGTTCCACTCCTCCATGGTTTGCAGAGGGCAGTCCCAGTCGATGAAAACACCTTTGCCGCCAAACACCGGGGCGTTGTCGCAGCCGCGCACCACCGCAGAGTTGGAGGAGGTCCCATGGATCACGGCACGCCAGATCGTGACCGTCGCTGCACCCTCCGGGATGCCGTCGAGAGCCAACACCATGTGCGGCGTCGGCTGATAATTTTCGTTGGCCACAAGTTGCATTCATCGGCTCCTGACAAGGTTGCGTGCCGTCGCCCTGTTGGCGGCAACAATTTTCGCGTCGACGGCGTTGGCCAAACCGGGTACCGACAGGGTGATGTGCAGCCCGGACAGGTCGAGGGGGCCTGGGGTGTAGCCGCCTCTGGTGCCCGGCGGTGGTGTGACGGGGCGCGAGGACCCCTGGGCGGGAAGCGCACCCAGACGGCGTCCGGTTTCCCACCACAGCTGGACGGAACGGCTACGTTTGGAGGAAGCCAGGGGAATGTAGGCCTCGCCGCCGGTTTCCGGCTCCGACCACACCCGGACACCGCGTCCGGACGAGAAGCCGCCGTCGGCATACCGCGCCATCGTCACCAAACCCAGCTGGTCGGACACGCGCTTCAACTGGTTGGATGCCTTGTTGAGGCTGTTGACTGCGGTTTTCCCGCCAGCCAACACATCCCCGGCGAGCTGGAGTCCACCGGGGCCCATGGCGGCGATCGTGTCAATGTTGTCCTGCGACAGGCCCATGCCGCGCAGTTTCGCCAGACGCCACCGGAACAGTCCGAGCTCCTTGACACCATCGCGCATCGACGCTGCCCAGTCCTGCCATGATCCGCCGGCCCGGTAGTCCTTCGCCATCGTGTCGCCCGCCTGCTGCGCAGCCCGGGCCAGCGCATCTTGGGCCTGACGGGCCTTGTCGGCGGCCTCTTTCTCCTTCTCCTTGGCCTTGGCAAGGGAGTCTGCGAGCCGCTTTTCGTTCTTGGAGTGGCGGCGGCGTGCATTCCACCATGCCCGTGAGGCGCGCTCGCGTGCCCTGGTGGCGTTGGCGGCGGCACGGACGGCCTTGACGTAGTCAGCAAGCTCGCCTGTGGGGCGGGCCTCGATGTTGAGGATCATGCGGGCTTGTGACCCGCTGATGCCGCCGTTCGCGAACCATTGCACAGCCCCGCCGAGACGCTGTACGGCTTGCGCGGCGATCAGGCGGGAGCGTCCCCGCTTCGACCGTGCCAGCGGAATATAGGCTTCACCGCCTGTTTCCGGTTCAGCCCAAACACGGTAGGTGCCTGCCTTGGCTATCTGCGGATCGTGTCGTTCGTGCAGGCCACCATTCGCATGGGGAAGAATGTGTTTGACGGCGTCGGCGGCTTTGCCAACGGTTTTCACCACTGCGGTCACCGTGGTGCGCAGAGGACGCGTCAGGGCGTTTAGCGCCGATCTGGCATTGCCCGTGTTGGCGGAGGCGGTCACACGGGCATGCTTGCCGTTCACCCAATCCGCCATCCTGCCGACAGCACGCACCAAACCGGTGGCCTGCACTGCACCAGGGGCGGACGTGCGCACACGAGGATGCTTCCCGGCCACCTGAGAAGCCATCGACCTGACACGATTCAGCAGGCCGTGCGCCTGCGCCGCACCCGGGGCGGATGTGCGCACCATGGCTCTTTTCGCAGACACGCGTCCTGCCGCAGACATGATGCGTCCCAGAAGCGAGGTGGTGCGTCCAGCCGACGGCGCCGACGTGTGCACCGTCGCCTTCTTGCCGTTCAACCGGTCGGCGGCCTTGCCAACCTTGTTCAGCTTCCCCGCGGTGTCTCCGGTGTTCGGCAGGTTCAGCTTCACCGTGGCAGATTTGCCATCCAACTCCTGCCGTTTGGCATCCACCTCTTTCAGCCCGCCATAGGTGCCGTCGGTGTTTTTCAGCCCCAGCTGGACCAGAGCGTTTTTGCCGTCCAGCTGCTCAACTTTGTATTGGATGCCGTCGATGTCGACCAGTGTTCCGGCTGCACCCGGTGCCGATGCGGGGATCAGCACCTTCTTGCCGTGCATGTTCGTCACCTGCTGGTCCAGAATCGTCAGGTCACGTTTCGCCCCACCGTCGACGGTGGCTTTCATCACAATGGGTTTCGAGTTGCGCGAGTCCATGCGTTGATGTGCGGTGCGCAACTCGTCGATCTGTCGACGCGCCGGCTCCAAACCCTTGGTTTCTGCGGTGATGGAGACCTTCTGCTGATCCTCCTTGGACAGCTGTTCCATGTCGACGCGCAGAGCATTGATCTCCTTGGCATCCACGACACCCTTGGCGTGGACCGTGATGCCTTCGGCGGTCTGCTGTCGAATGCCGGACACGGTGGCGAGGAATTCGTCGGCTTGCCCCAGGGCCGCGTTGAAGCCCTCGGTTTTCGCCGTGGTGGCGATCTGGACCTGCTTTTCTTGGGGAAGCCGGTCCATTTCGGCGCGCAGATGCTCAAGGTCCCCGGTGGTGGCACCCTTGATCTCCAGCTTCACACCAGCCGTGGTGGTTGTGGTGCGCACCGTGTTCTGAAACTCTTGCAGTTTCCGTTTTGCGCCGTCAAGGTCCCCCGTGTTGAATTTGAGCGCCACCTCTTTAGCGGCCGCCTTCGATAGGCCGTCCAGCTGCTGGCGCATCGCATGCACCTGTGCCGATGTGATGCTGCCCTTGGCTTCCAGCTTCACGCCGTGCCGGGTGGTCTCCTGCAGCCCTTTGGCCTGCTTCTCCAGGTCTTTGGCCTGGGACATCGCCTCCTTGAACCCCTTGGTTTTCGCGGTGGCGAGGACTTGTGTTCGCTTGTCTTTGGGGAGCTTCAGAATCTCCTTGTTGAGGGCCTCAACCTCACCTTTCTTGCCATCCTTGATGACGGTTTCCAGCTGGACGCGTTTCCGGTCGGGGACGATCCCCAGCGATTTGGCGAGTTTCTCGTTTGCCACAGCCGCCCGGTTCACTGACGACGGCACCTCACCGCGCAGCCAGGCGGCGTATTCCTTTGCGGACAGGCCGGTGACGCCAAGCTGTTTCGCCGTGTTCGCCAGGCCGGCCTGAACTTTCGGGAACAGCGACATGAGCTTGTCGTCGCTGATCCCGTTGTTGCGGGCCATGTCGGCGATTTGCTGCCAGTTGCGTTGCAGATCATTCCAGGAATGCGACGAGGCGAACTGGGAGATCGCCGCATCGTATTTTGCCATCTGCGCCTTTGACTGCTCTGTCAGATCGGCGTGGGCGTGCATGAAATGCGCCAGATGGTCGGACTGCCGCTGCCAAAAGTTGCGGTTCACCCCGGCGGCGCGGTTCATCGCATCACCAAGGCCGGTCAGGTTTTCGCGCAGTGGCCCGAAGCCGCCGTCGTTGACCTGCTTCATCTTGTTGTCAAGGTCGACGACTCCGAGTTTCGCCTGCTCTGCCCAGTCGGTGGTGGAGCCCAGCTGCCTGTCGATGTTGGCTGCCCAGTCGGCGTCATGATCGTGTGCCAATTTCAATGCCACAGCTGACACAGCGCCTATCGCGGAGGCGACACCCAACAGTTTGACCGGAAGCCCTGCGGTGGATCCGCCCATCATGGACATGGCCTTGCCTGCCCCGGTGGTGGCACCTGCGGCCTTGGTGGCGGCTCCGCCGATGCCGGTGAACGCCCCAGCTATACCGGCGACTCCGCGGATCGCCTTCACCGCGAGACCAACATCCTTGACGGCGCGGGCCACCTTGCCGACCTGTCCTGCCGCGATCAGGGATGCGCCGCCGAGTGCACCAATCTTCAAAATCATCTCCTGCGTGTGAGGAGACAATTGGGCGAACTTGTCGGCGTACTCGGCAACCTTTTGGGCCGCTCTGCCGAGGACTGGCAGGGCGGCCTGTCCGACGCCGATGGCGGCATTCTTGATGCGGTTGACGGCGATCTGCATCTGCGAGGCGGTTGTGGCCTGGCGGCGGCCGAACTCGGCCTCCAACGCCGTGTTTTGTGACCAGCCCTGCCCCGCAGTTTTCAGTGAGTCTGCCAGCTGGTCTTGGGCGTTCCCTGCACCAGCCGACGCGCCGGCGAGACGCTTCATCGCATCGGTTTGATACTGACTTTTGATGCCCATTTTCCCGAGCAGGCCGGAGACGTCTTTGCCCGCCTTGCCAGCCCTGCCGAGCCCCTCGATGAGGGAGTTGGTGGCACCGGCTGCGTCGGTCTGCCATGCCTTCTTGAACTGGGCGGCAGACATGCCGGACACTCTCGCCATCGTCTGAAGCGAGGAGCCGCCCTGGCGTACAGCCTTGTCGATGGTGACCCAGTTGCGGGACATGGCTGTGCCGCCCGCCTCGGCGTTGATGCCGACCGATGCCATGGCTGCACCGAACGCCATCACCTGCGGCTCGGACATGCGCATCTGCTTGCCGGTGCCGGAGAGCCGCTGACCCATCTCCACAATGTCACGTTCGGTGGTGGCAGAGTTGTTGCCCAGGTCGACGACGGTGGCGGCGAGCCGGTCCACATCCTTGGGGGCGGTGCCCATGACGTTCATGAACTGGCGCAGGCTGGTGGCAGCCTCCTCCGATGTCATGTTGGTTGCGGTGCCCAGCTTGACCATCGTCGAGGTGAACTTGGCCACATCCTGCTGTTTCACACCCAGCTGGCCGGCTGCCTCGGCAACACCGGCGATCTCCTGATGCGACACTGGCAGCACGCTGGTGAGGGAGCGCAACTGGCCTTCCAGCCGTGCATATTGTGCCGGGGTGGCGTCGACGGTTTTCTGCACACCTGTCCAGGCGGATTCCCAGTCGACGGCGGCCTTGACGGCCCCACCGACCCCTGCTGTGACGGCCAAACCGGCTTTGGTGGATGCGGATGCCATCCGGTCGAAGTCGGCGCCGTGGGCCTTGACTTGGCTTCCGAGCTGTTTGGAGGCGGTGGCTGCACGGGCCATGGCGGCGGTGAAGCCGTGCGTGTCGGCGTTCAGCTTCACTGTCACGGTTTTGTCAGCCACAGCGTCTCCTTCATGTGTGGTGTGTCACTGGAATTGTTTTGCCCATTCGGTGATGTGTTTCCGGTCGCCGTGGATCCAGCGGCGGGCTCTCTCCGGGTCGGGTTTCTGGTCTGTGTGGCCGTCGCGTCGTGCCTGGGCCACCTGATCCCGGTCCAGCGCCTGCAGCGATGGGCAGGTGATGGCGGCCGCCGTGTAGTCGGCTGCGGTTTTGCCGTCATGGCTGGACATGGGCTGGCCACATCCGGGGCACAGGGTGGCCTCGTAGTCGTCGAGGGCGTCGAGGATGGCGCGGTCCTCGGGGGTCCACCGGGGTCCGGTGTCACGTCCCCAGTAGACGGTTGGGGCTATGGCCCATTCCTTGGCGTGGTCGATGTCGCGGCGAATCTGCGGATCGGTGACGGCCCTTTTCAGAAAGGGAGGTCGATTGTTTCCGTGCATGCCTCGATCGAGGCGGCCCAGCATCGTGACACGTCAGCTGGGGGAAGATTGTCCAGCAGACGGTTCAGGTCGTCTCCGCTGATTCCGGCGTCCGCCCCGTCGATGGTGGTGGCTTTGGTGAGGCATGCCCGGGGCAGCCTGACTTGCTCGATGGTGGCCCGCTGCTCCTCGTCGTCGATGCGGCGCAGCTCGTCGACGAGATCGTTCCATGCGGTGGTGGTCAGCCCGGTGAACACCAGCCGGATCGTGGCATCAGCCAGCCTGCTCCGGGCCGTCTTCTCGCTCTTCACGGCGGCGTTGAGGCGTTTCTTCACCGCTGCCGCCTGCCCGATGGTGCCTCCAGACCCATTGTCGGTGTCGTCGGCTTCCGCCTGGGCGGCTGTCAGCTCATCGTCGGCCTGCTTCCACGCCTGGGCTGCGGCCGGGTCGAGGCAAATGTCCACATGCTTCGTGGGGCGGTTGGCGCCGGAAACATAGTCCTGCATGAGGGTTCGCATGTCGGGGGTGTCGGGGTTGGGGGTGCCAGTCATGAGGGGTCTCCTGTGTCGGTTGTGGGTGCCGGAGGGGTGGGGGTGGCCTTCCAAGTCGGCACCCTCAAAAAGTCTTGGAAGGCCACCGGTCTCACTGGGTGGGCTGGGTCACCTTGCCGTTCAGGGTGCGGCCGATCACAGACCAGCCAATGTTCATCGTGAACATTTCACCGTCGTCGGTGGACAGCTTGCCCGGCGTCTTCGTCTTGACGACAGCCTTCCAGGCGTAGTACCGCTGTCCGGCGGTGATGGCAGATCCGGGCTTCACATTCGGAAACTCGACGATGATCGTGTGGACACCCGGCTCCAGACCGTCGATCACCTCGTCGGCCTTCTGCGGGTCGTCGATGATGATGTCGGTGTCCGACAGCCCAAAGGTGACAGGTCCGGGGCGCTTGCCGGCGTCCCTGCGGCAGATGCGCTTGTCCTCTGACTCGGAGGCGTCCGAGGACGACTCGAACGAGCGCAGGGCACAGGTGATTTCGGTGCCCGCCTTCAGCTCGGTGATGGTGGCGGCATCCAGATTCTTGATCGAGGGGACCAGCATAAGCTTGCTGTTCTCGATCGTCTCAATGCCTTCAGGGTTGTACACGCTAATGGCCATGGTCACTTCTCCTTCTTGCGGGTGGCGGTTGGGGTGGTGTTGCGTGGTTTGGTGGGCAGGGGGCGGCCCTGCGGGTCACAGGCGGGATGGTCGTCCAGGATCCTCGCCTCGTCGGGGATGGCGTTGGAGGGGACGGTTCTCTGGCAGGTGGCGTCTGCGATGCGAACCCAGTCGGTCATGGGATTCTCCTTGGTGTGGTGATGGTGAATTCTGTGGTGCATGTCCAGCACCAGTCGGTGGGGTCGCCGCGGTCGGCGAGGATGGGGCCGCCGGCGGTGTGTGTGAGACGCCAGCCGTCGATGCGTGCCCCATCCAACGCGTTGACGACACGTCGGGTGTGGAGTCGGCAGCCTGCCGGATTGTTGGAGACGCACATCACGTCGATGGTGACGTGCCGTAGGGGGCGATCCCCCAACGTGGTTGTGAGAGCAGCGCTCTGAACGGTGACGACCGTGTACGGATAGTCGGGGTCGCCGTCGATGCGCTGATCGAACACTGTTCCAGGTGCCAGGCCACAGATGGCGGTGGCGATGTCGTCAGTCAAACCATCCACCTCCAATCTGTTCCATGGCGCGGACGAATCCGGGTGTCACCTCGTCCAGCGCGGGACGCATGAACGGGCGTGCCTCCATGCGCCGCGTGCCCCACTCCAAATAGGGGGCATAGTTGGTGGTGGGTCCAATCTCGGCAGCCGTGCCGGCGGCAGAAATGCTTGTGTGGATGGAATTGCGGGTGGCCCCCGTGTCAACAGGGCAGCGCTGCTGGCTGGCCCGCTCCACCTCCGCCGCGGACTTGCGGACCGCCTCCGCCGCTTTCCGGGTGGCGTTTACTCCGGTTCTGCCCAGATCGGTGGAAAGCCGGTTCAGCTGTGAGGTGTCGACGGTGAACGCCATGATCCCACCAAATACGCTTTCCTCGTGACCGCCCAGCTCTGCTGCTCCACATCCACCACATACCAAGTTCTCATGTTGGCGGTGTCGTGTGATGCGGTCACGGTCACCTGATCTCCGGGGCGAATGTCCGTGTCGATAGGTGTTTTGCACACGTGAGTGGCAACCCGGATTGGATCACCCGCCGTAGAAGAATCGGATGCTTGAGCGTTGATGCGCTGCACCAAACATTCCGTGTCGGCGACAGGAGTCATGGTGTCGTGCTCCACACCGGCATCGTCAATGTCCGTTCCGGTTTTCCGGGTGATGACGCAACGGTCGGTGTACAACTGTCGGTGCCAGCGGCGCGCCTCATCCACCAGGGCAGTCAACTCCACAGCTCCTCCTCCCACCGTCCAGTGCCGTCGCGATACAGATCTGTTGTTGGGGCATACGGCGGGTGGCTGTCGACCTGCAGCAGAGTGAACCCGTCACGGTGCGCATCCGCCCAAATCTGGGATCGGCGACGCCACATGGATGCTGTTTTCTCCCAGTCTCTGGGGTTGATGATCATGGTTGTTCCCTCGGAGGTGACGTGTGTCAGCTGGTCGCCTGCAAGAGAGGCTGCCAGGAGGGCGGCGTCGGCGGCGGGCCCCCCCCGGGCGCAGGGGGGGGGGCGCGCCCGGGTGGTG